CTCAGCGTCAAGACCGTGAACAGCCTTGAGATCCTGAGCCAGTTCAACGCTGTACGATGCAGCAAGCATACGAGTCGAAGCCTGAACAGCCACGCGCTCAATGCTGAATGCCATCTCGTTTGGTGTTGCACCTTCGCCAACGCTCGTCTGAATACCCGAGCCAGTGGTCAAACCGCTATCGGTAGTCGGATTGAGGGAAGTGCCAAGGTAACCGTAGAACGGATCAACATTAGTGCCTGCACCGAATGCAGCAAGATTACCACCCGAACCACCAGCAGGTCCACCTGAACCACCGCTGTTGGTGGCAAAAGTAGAACCGCTGAATGTAGTAGCGGCTTCGTTGTACAGAGCCTCAGTGCCACCCTGTGTGGTGTACTTGGTACGCATTGCGAAGATCAAGCCTGTCGGAGCCGACATAGCCTGAACGCCGCAAACATCGTAAGCCATCAGGTTGGGCATGGCGCGACGAACCAACTGAATGAGAATTGGATCGTAGCCCTGCATAGAGGCGTTGCCAGCGATAACAGCCGACATACCTGCACCAGCCGAGTTGGCTGGTGCTTCAACAAGCATCTGCTCACGGATCGACTTCTCCTGGTTCTCCAGAAGGGTGGCAATCGTGGCACGCTTATGGGCATCCGTGATTGGAGCCATGTCCTTGTGATCAAGAACGGGCTTCCACTTACGGATAGCCTGCTCTGTTAGAAACTTATCTTCTGCCATGTTAGTATCTCCTTAACTTTTAAACAGTCTGTGACTGTGAATTACTCTCGTGACTTGCTCATCGAACGCGCGAATGCTTCGACAAGCGGGGAAGCCTCGGAAGCGTCCTCAAAAGATTCCTCTAGGGACTCTTCCTCGGCTTCTCCCTCGGTGACTGTGTTGCCGATGCTTTCGATGTTCTCACGGAGAACACCCAACTTCTCGGCAAATTGCTCAACGGTATCAAACTCAAGGTCTTCGGCAAGACGGCGAAGTTTCTCGCTGTCGGTGTCGGTTAGACCTTCTGCGATCTCGCGGAAAACGATCTCGCACTTCAACTGCTCGACCTCTTCAGCGAGTTCAATGTTCTTGTCAACCTGCTCCTGAAGTTCGCCGTCAAGGGCTTCAGCCTGCTCAACGGTGGACTCAAAGAGATCAAGTTTCTCCTCGGGAACCTCAATATACGACTCGGCAAAGAGTCCACGGAGGTTCGTGATAAAGTTCTCGGTGATCTCGGTGCGGAGTCCCTGCTCAACAGCAAGGCGGTTCTCCTGCATCCACTCTTCAACCACATAGTTGAGGTAATCGTCAATACGCTCAACGAGTTCTTCGGTGACAGCAACAGTGTGCTGCTCAAGAAGATCCTCGTACTGTCCCTTCAACTGCTCTTCGATCTGATGAACGCGCTCGTTGATGTGAGCCTCGAAAAGGGTTGCAGCCTGCGACTTGAACTCTTCAGAGAGTTCCTGACCGCTGAACATGGCTGCAATCTCTTCCTTGATAGCCTTGGGAGTTTCGACCTTGCCACTAGCAGCAGAAGCCTTCGCCTTGACGCTTGCCATGTTCTTGCTGCTGGCATCGCCAGTTGGCTCGGCAATCTTGGCAGTCTTGCCGTTGGCAGTCTTGTACATCTTCTCAGAAGCGTAGTCGGAGGCGGCTTCTTCAACCTTCTCCTTCTTCTTGCCGAACTTGCCCTTGAGGAAGGCGGGCATCTTCTTCTTGCCCTTGGAGTCCTCTTCGTCCTCCTCCTCTTCTTCCTCTTCTTCGTCCTCTTCCTCTTCTTCCTCAGACTCTTCGTCCTTGGCTTCTTCGAGTTCTTCTTCTACGATTTCTTCTGCGTCCTCGTAGACTTCCTCCTCAGCGATGGCATCCTCATCGGAGGTGTCCTCGTCGCCCTCGGGGATGTTCTGCTCCTCGGCGTTCTCTGCGAGGAAGCCTTCGCCCAGGATTACCTTCTTGATGACATCTTCGATCTTTTCGTTAGCCATGACTGTGAGTCTCCTTCTAGGAAATATGTAGAACCGTCAGAGTTTTGAAATGAAATCCTTGAACAGTTTCATTGCCTGCTCCTCCAAATTTTTGGAAGAGGTCTTCTCAATGATACGCTTGTAATTTTCCACTTCCACGGGCTTCAGAACGCCACCGTCCCAAATCCATTCCCGTCCTTCCATGATGCCGTTGACAAATGCGTTGGGGGCGGACGGGTCAGCGACCACATCTACCGCAGCCAGCATGAAGTCTTCCTGCACGACATTTACCCCGTCCTGCTCCTTCAGACTGCCCATGCCACGGGACGAAACGCCCAGTTTGACACCCTCGTCAATGAGGTTGCGGACAATCTTGCCGTATGGGGTGTCAAGTATCTTGGCTTTGCCGTACACATCGTTTCCCTCAAGGCGCAAGTCCTTGATGAGGTGGGACACACGCTCAAGGTTCACGGTCGGACCTTCGGGGTGACCGAGTTCGCCCATAGCGCGGTTCGTCTTTACATATTCATTCTGATACCGACCAAGTTCCTTCTCCATCACAGCCATTGGATACACGCGACCGTTCCGATTCTTGGACTCAGCCTGCATGAACACGCCTTCAATGAAGTAGTGCTTCTGACCGTTCTTTTCTTCGGTCAGGATATTGATGTCTTGTACGGTTTCGGTAATGAGTTTCATGCGCTCTTTTTTGCCTTTCTTGCAGCAGCCTTTGCTGCCTTCTTTGCATCAGCGCGAGCCTTTTCGCGCTTGGCAAAATCATCCTGAACGCCCTTTACAAACTTGGAATATTCGTGAGTACCTGCATCACCATAGCCTTCCGCCATCTTCTTGTTGTGCAGTTTCCAAGCAGTGGCGTACATGACGCTCTTGCCGCGCTTGCCGTACTGCTTGGCAAACGAAGCCTTGGTCTTCTTAGAGCCTGTCATCTTCTCCATGTCAGGGGGAGACACTTCATCCAACTGCTCGGTGGCTTCCTTCATCGCACCAGCGGGAACACCCTTGCCGAGTTTAGCCTTGTAGCCAGCCTTCTTCACGGTATCCCGAGCAGCCTTCATCTTGTCCTCGCTTGCACCAGCGGGAACGCCAGTGTCGGGAATGGTCTTGGCTTCGTTGAACACGGCGTTAGCCACAGCGAAGCGAGCCTCATCAAGAGCAAGTGATGCCTTGGCGTACAGCGACTTGAAGACCAGTTCCTTGGCTTCAGCAAAACTCTTGTTGACGAGTGCCTTTGCAATCTTTTTGTGGGTATCCATGTGTTCTCCTTTTACAGACACGATTATTTAGTTTTCATCTGCGTTTGACTGGGATTGTTTTTCGGATTCCGTTGCCGCTCCACGAAGCAGTTCATTTGAAATATGCTGTTTTTCTGCTTCAATTCGTTGAGCAACCTTGTCCATGAGGGCGGCGGTTACGGCTGACTTGAATTCTTCATATGACTGTAGCATGGTATACCTCTCAATCGTTCAGGTCTTCCTCGTCCGCAGGGACGATTTCACCAATTGTCACTTGTGGCTCTTCGCCACCACTGCTCATGGGAGCAGGAGCGGGAGCAGGCTGTGCCTCACCTGGCATGGGTTGACCCATTCCCATGTCCTGACCAGTAGGCGCAATCAGACCAGCAGCCTGCTCTGCCTCTATCTGCTTGTCTATCTGCTCTACATCGTCCTCGGTCTGACGCAGGATCTTCTTGCGTACCCACTCGCGGGAGTAGTACTTACCTACAAAGTCTTCTGCGTCCCGTGCGCTCTGCAAGCGATCCTTCAGAATCTCGCTCTCCTTCAGTTCGGAGAAGTGCGAGTCCTTCGCAAACTTGAACGCAATGCGGTCTTCAATCTCGTCCCACTCGCTGTCCTTGATGATGCCCTTCATCACCAACTGCACACGCAGCAGTTCAAGGAACAGTTCCGCGAACTTCATGCGGAGGCGTTCAATGAACTTGAAGAATTTCACTTCATCGCGTGAAATCTCCGAAGCCTTGCCAAGGTTGAACCCAGTGGTTTCCTCAAGACGCGAGGACGGAACATTGAGCGACTGAAACAGTTTCTTCTGGAAGTACTTTACATCGTCCATCTCGGAAAGGTTCTGTCCTGCCTCAAGCGTCTGAATCTCCGTGCCGCGACCGCCTTCGCGCCGTGGCATCCAGAAATCCTCAAGCATGGACAGGTGCTTGCGCGAATCCTGCACCTCGCCAGTATTCGGATCGTACATCAACTTGTTGCGATACCGCTGCATCAAGCCGCGAACATATTCCTCTGCCTTCTGCTTCGGCAGGTTTCCGACATCCACATAGAACACGCGCCGCTCGGGGGCGCGGGTGATGCGATAGATCACCACCGCGTCCTCAATCATGCGGAGTTGGTTCAGCGACTTGATAGCCTTGTGCAAATAGCCGATGATCTTCTTGTGGTATCCATCAAAAAGTCCGCTGTGTACAAAGCAGATGGAGTCGGGATAAATCTTCAATCCCTCAAGTTGCAGCGTGGACGAGTTTGGCTGCTGCTCGTTGTACACATAGAACTCTTCAACCGATGTGACGAGTTGTATGCCAACGCCAGCAGCGTTGTTCTTGTCCAGTGGCTTCTTGACAATACGGCGAACCTTGCGGATCTTCGTGGGATCAATGGGACGGAGTTCCTTGATGCCCTTCTTCTTGTTGCCTTCATCCGCAATGATGTGGTAGTACAGGCGACTGTCGATATACCATTTGCGGAAAATCTCGTAGCCACGCCGCGAGAAGTCAAGCAAGCCAAGCACTTCCTCGAACTCTGCCTCAATCTTGTCCTTGATGGAGTGGGATTGCTTCAGGTTCGTAGTGTCAATCTTTACCGTAGTGAAGGTGTCATCGTACACGATGGCTTCGTTGCAGATATCAGAAATGGCAGACTCCACCTCGGGGTGGAGAGCCATGTCGCGGTACTTGCGAATGAGTTCTATGTCTGACTTAATCGTGCCGTCAAAGTCAACAACCGCTCCGAAATATCCACCCACCTCAATCGGAACTGCACCGTCATCGTAGTCAGGCGGTACAAAGGAAAGAGACTTCTTGGATTCCTCCGAAGAAGTCCCCTCGTCCTTTGAGAGTTTGAAGCCAAAGAGTTTGATAGCCATGAATAAAGAATCCTGTCAAAAGGGGCTTCAGAAGCCCTGACCAATATTGATGCCAGCCCCCTGCAACAGAGACTGAATGCTCTCGGCTCCTGTTCCTGTGGCAGGAACTGCGGCACCAGCAGCAGCCTCCCACCAAGAGTAGTTGATGGTCACGGGAAACTCTGCAATTGTGTCATTGTTCTCGTAAGAGAGATCAATTGCACCCACTTCGCTCGGGAAGCACCCGATGAAGTTGTAGGTACGCAGAGCCTCGCCGTCACGACGAAGTTGCGTGACCGACCAAGTGGGCATGAACTGCATGAAGTTCACCGAAGCCACATTGCTCACATGAGAGTTGAAAATTGCGCTCCAGTATTCGAAACCTGAACGAAGGCTCATGTTTGCATCAGAGATGACCGTGATCGTCCAGTCTTGGAAACTACGATCACCTGGCAACTTGATGCGGCGACCACGGTAGGGAACCTCAATGGTTCCAAGCGAGGAAGCGGGAATCTGTGCAGCCTTGCACAGGAACGAGATGGCACGATTGTTCTGATAGCCAGGAATATTTCCCGTGACCATGAACAGGTTCGTGCGTACACCACCGCCAGCGAAGGCGTTTACAAATCCTGAAATATTGTTTGTAGGATCTACTGGCATGGATACTCCTTAGTCTTATTTAGACGATCAGCCACCGACTTCGCTGAAGTTTACGCCTGTCTTTGTCGCAACAAAGTTCAACTGAATGAAGTTGATGCTGCGAGTTGGCTTGACGAAGATGTCAGCCACAAACTCGTTGCGGTCAATTACTTCACCTGTGTTGTTGGTTTCATCGCACACCACCTTGAAGTCGGTGATGCCCCGCCGCTGCTGAACCGTCTTAAGGAACGGAACTATGAGGTTCTTGAACTGTGCGCGAGTGAACGCATCGTTCTGCTCAAACAGGAAGAACTTCGAAGCGGTGGCAATCGCCTTCTCTAGGATGATGAACAGACGGCGGACATTGATGCGGTCGAATGCGCTTGGACGAGTCTGCGCGGTCTTGTCACCGAACAGAATCACGCCTTCGCCTGGGAACGACACAACGGGGTTCACCTGACGAGTGTAGAGTTCGTCACGGTGAGCCTCGGACGAGGGGTTGTATGCCAACTTGACCACATTCTTGATCTGACCACGGTTGAAACCTGCGGGCGAGAACCAAGCCTCGTTCGTGAACTCTGTACGAGCAACAAGACCCGCGATGTCTGCGTTGAGAGGAACAAGACGCACAAGGTTGTTGTATGTGTCTAGTTGATACTTCCAACCGCTGTCGATGACTGCATAGGACGAGTTGATGTTAAGGGTGCTGTCGCGGAAAGTCTTGAGCGAGTTCAAGGCTTCATACGGCAACTTGTTCTCTACATCCGTCTGTGCTGGTGAGCAGAACGCCATGCAGTCAAGCCGCTTTTCGCAGACATTCTGAATGACCAACTGCTCAAGAGTTGCGTTTGCGTCACCCATTGGGAGGAGTGACACATCAACGGTGTCTGCGTCAGCAAACTTGCTCCATCCGTTTGCCCAACGCTCCGAAACAGTGGGAGTAGCGGAGTTTCCGTTGATGAGTTGCAGAGAGTTGACTCCACCGCCAACAGCGGTTTCGGGGGCAAGAGCAGGTCCAACCAAAACCCAAGTTCCAACGCTTGCTGCGCTTGCTCCGTTTGTTGCAAGGTCTTGCTGTAAAGCCCAGACATACGCCGATTGGTCATTGATGACGGTTCGGTAGTAGTTGCTGCTGCCGTCAAACTTACGGGCATCGAATGCGCGAGACAAACCCTCAAACTTCTCAAGAAGTGCGTTCTGCGTGCCTGTCCACAGTCCAGTTTTGTCCAGAACAAGAACATTCACTAGATCGTTGCTGCCGCCAGCGTCCGAAGCGTAGGCAGTGGTCGTAGCGTTCGAGGCAACATACTTGGCGTAAACGCTCTTGATCGTGAAATTGGTTGCTGCTGCCTGATCCTTCGGAAGAAGGGTGGACAAGAACAGACGATACGCAGCAAATGTGCTTCCCCAGTTTGCAGTAGTATCATTCCAACCAGTGGTCAGACCGTAAATGTCTCCAAATGTGCCTGTTCGACCTGCACCAAACGAAGAGTTGTATAGACCAGTAGTGGCGGGAACAGTACCTGATGCTTTTGCCACACTAGAAATGGTAACA